CTCAATACCTTAATTCGTCAGAAGCTTAAGGCCAAGCCTCGTGTCAAAAAGGCTGTTGGTATTGGGCTGTTGACGAATTTTGGTATTCTGAAACTTGATTATACACGTAAAGATGACTCGCGTGAGATTGCTGTCAATCAGATGACGGCGATTACTCAGGCGCTCGCGAAGGCTAATACTCAGGCTGAGGTCGAGCAACTCTATGGGCAATTAGAAGCTCTAGAGATGAATATGGAGGTGATGAAGCCGAATGGGCCGAGCCTCGCTAATGTTTTACCACATAATCTCATTGTCGATCCGTATGCTGAATTGCAGGACGGTACAGATGCTGAGTGGATGGCTGAGCGTGTCTATTTACAGACTGCAATGCTCACTCAACGCTTTACGAAGCCTGATCCCGAGGCGAGCAACGACAATGGAGGCGATCCCAACACATATCCAGGGTCACGCGTGCTTATATACAAGCCGACCCACAAAGCTGCGTTCGATGCTTCTGACGGTAGACGCGACGACGGGCTCGGTTTTGTACAGCAAGCTATCGACGCGGGCATACAAAGCACGAAACATACGGATGATGAACGCTCAGCTTATCTCAATATGTATACCACTGAGTGTTACCTTGTCTGGGATCGAGCGACCCGACGTGTTATGCTATTCCATCGAGATGATTGGTCGTGGCCTTTATGGGTGTGGGACGATCCGCTGAATATCAGTCGCTTCTTTCCATATTACATTATTGGTTACACCATGAGCACGGGCGGGACCGTGACGGTCGGCGAAACAGCTTATTACATGGATCAGCAGGACGAGATCAACGTCATTAATCGTAAGCTGAAGCGTATGCGTACGTCTGTGTTTGATTATTTCTTTTTCAATTCTGATCGTGTTGATAACGATCAAGTTGAGAAGATGCTGAATGCGATACGTGGTGAAAACGTAGGGAGCGACGCGAAGCATGTACTTGGCATCAAGGCAGGCGAAGGAAAGATTTCAGACATCTTCGAGTCTCTATACCCGCGCATGGATCAGTACAAGGAACTCTTTGATAAGCAAGGGTTACTGGACGCGATCAATCGAATTACTAACACCTCGGATGCATTGCGTGGAGTTCAATTCAAAACAAACACAAATGAAGACGCTGTCAACACCTATCAGGAGTCGATGAAGCTCTCGGTCGGGGCAAAAGTCGACGTTGTTGAGGATTGCGTTGCCGACATCGCGAAGTCACTGGCTGAGATGTGTATTCAATACATGACGCCAGATGATGTTGTTGCTCTAATTGGGCCGACACTTGGTGCAGCATATCAACAAATGAGTGTGGAGGAATTCAATGCGAACTATAATCTCGAAATTGTGGCTGGCTCTATGGAGAAGCCAAACAGCGTCTTTAAGAAAAAGGAGGCTGTCCAGATCGCTCAGGCAGTCGGACAGTTTGCTCAAGCGGCTCCAGGATCGACTCTCAAGGTCATGCTTAATGTTCTGCAACAGGCTTTTACTGAGGTTGTCATTAAGCCTGAGGATTGGGCATCAATCAACGCCGAAATCCAAGCCAAAACTGGTCAAGGAACTGGAGCACCTACAGGAACAGCGCCGGGCGCACAACCTCCAGGAAATTCGACAGGTGGAGGAAATGCAACGCAACAACCAGCGCCTACGCCAACGGCTACACAAGGGCCTGGGACTCAGCCCGGACAAAACATACAACAACTCCTTGCCTCAATCCCGCCGGAGGTGAAGCAGCAAGTTGTTGCAATGAAAGCACGCGGAGCCGACCCGCACGAGATTATGAGTTATCTGTTGCAGCATGTGGCAGCATTACACGCTGGGGGACAAGGCGCACCGCCAGCGCAGCCTAATGGAGGGCAACAACCGGCGCCTCAACCTCAAGGATATACACAATGACTTTTGGTACACAGAACCAGGGCAATGGCTCCGATCGCGTCGGTTCCGGCTCTGAGAGCGCCATGGATTTGGTGCTGGATAACCTCGGTTTGGAGGATGAACTCGGCACGGATGGCCACGAAGGCGATCTCGGTGGCGATGAAGGCGATGATACGGAAGTATCGTTTGACTCAAACGGCAATATCCAAGAACCGCAACAGCGTCAGCAGCCTCAGCAGCGACAACAGCGTCAGCAGCCTCAAGACAATCGTCAGCAATTTCCACAGCAACGTCAACAGCAACAGCGTCCGCTGCCTCAGAATGCTGAGGTTCGAGCAGATCAGCGTGGAAATCTTATTGGTCCGGATGGCCGGGTGGTCGCCAGGGCTGGTTTTGAAGCACGTATGTATCAGGAGACGCATCAGGCTCGGCGAAGTCTTGCGCAGGAACAAGGTCGAACTGCTGATCTCACAACACGTGTTCAGAGGGCAGTCGAGATCGGACAACAGCTTCATACTCGCGTGGAGCAACTCCAGGCTCAGCTTAACGATCGAAATACGGCACCTGCACGTCTTGGTCTGAATGATCAAGAAGCCCTCCAGGGGATGCAGTTATTCGCTGAGGCGAAGCGTGATCCCATTGCGACCGTCAAGAAGATACTGACAATGGCAGCGGCGGCCGGCGTCGATGTTACGAAGATTGGGATCGCTCCCGGCGGCGTTGATGCCAAGTCACTCGTTGACATGATACGTCAAGAAATTGCTACGCATATGAACCCGTTGCAGCAGCGTATGACAACGGAGAGGCAACAGCAGGAGACACAGGAAGTTGCCGCAGCAGCACTTCGAGAAACTGAGACAGAGGTTCACAACTTCTTCAATCAGAACCCGGACGCCCGCGAGCACATTCCTGTGTTTCATGCTGTGCTACAAGACCCTCGCTTTCAGCATATGTCGCTCGGCGAGGTATGGGCTAGAATACAACTGAACCAGATGCGGATGGGAAATGATCCGCAGATGAGACAGAACCCGCAACAGCGGCGTAACCTCCCGTCTGGCCGCGGACAGCCACAACGTTCCAATCCTGGAGATATGGCGCCCGTGGATCAGTCGTATGACTCAATCCTCCGTGAGACACTCGACCAGCTTGGTGTGTGACTCACACGAATAGGAGTTACGTGGCAACATGGCTACTCTTGACACTGTCGTTAATGCGATGCTCACTCGCAGCCGGGCCAAGCTCATCATGGCATCGGCAATTAGTGGGACCGTCTCGGCCTATCTGCACGCCAAGAAGCGCGTGGTGGTCGAGGATGGCGGGCCTCAGATTAGCAATCCGTTGATCACTGGCCTGAACCCAAACGTCACATCGATGCAGTATTACGATACTGTGCCAGTTAACCAGACCAACGAATTCGTCACCGTGAACCATTTCATGTCACGCGTCGTCGGCTCGTTGATCATCTCGGACCAGGAAGAAGATGAAAACCAGGGACGAGCAGCAATCTTCAAGATCATCAAAGGGAAGATCATGGCCCTTGATGAGTCGATCAGCCGACAGTTTGCCGCGTACCACACATCTGTGGGCGCGGGTACTGATCCTAACGGTCTGGGTAACCTCATTCCTGTCGATCCTACTTCTGGCTCGGTGGGCGGTATCAGTATGGCCACTGAGTCACAGTGGCGTACCTCCGCATATGACTTTACCGGATCACTGACGCCGGAAAACATCGAGGAGGCGTTCGATGACATCACAGAACTTGACCTCAATCGGTCAACAGACGGCCAGAGTTCTCCGCAACCGTCTGTTATCTTTGCAGGCCGTAATATTTACCGAATGCATAAGGCTGCGGCCCGTGACAAGCAACACATTGATCTACAGGCAACCGGAACCGGCAAGAAGCTTGTCAACTTGGGTATTGTGGGGACTACCCATAATGGCATTCCGCTACTATTCGACGAGAAGCTGAACGCCAATCAGGCGTACTTCGTCAACGACGGCTACATGACCCTACACGTCCTACGCGGCGTCAACATGAAGATCAAGAAGCTGATCGCTCCGTGGTCGTTGGACGCAACAGGTCGCCGCGTGGTCTGGGAAGGTCAGCTCTGCACTTGGCGTAACTACCGGACACATGCCTTCCTGACCAATTAGCTGTGACGATTTGCCGCAGTTTGACTCAAACAGGAGTGATCGATGATTACCGCAAACATGACTGGCGCACGGTTAGCCTTTGTCGTGCGTGAGTTGGAAGGAACGGTCAAGCGTACGAAATGGCGCATGGTCGAGATCAAGAAGGCAAACGGTCGTGTGCGTGCTCAGTATGAGATGCGTCAGGAAGTGCTTGAGGAGCCTGCGGGCTTCATGGTCTACTTCCCACGCGGTCACGCAGTCCGTGTCCCAAACAGGAAGCTTCTGGAGCACTACAATTTGCACCTGAAGCCTCGGGTCATCAATCTGGATGGGTTGTCCGATCCGAACTCGCCGCTGGGTCGCATGATGATGGCTCAGGACGATGCTGCAAGGGCTGGCGCCATGATTGATATGGAGCGGATGGTTATTCAGCTGGCCACCGCAAAGACCGGCCCTCAGCTGATGCCTGAGCAGATTTCTGAAAGAGAGGCAGCATAACATGGCCGCGCAAGATCGAAAGTTCTTCCAACAGGGCATCAACATGTATGTCAAGGCGATGCAATTCGCTGCTGACATGGAGGGCCTTGAGCCGCAGACGTTCAACTTGGGGACGCCGGCTGTCCAGAGCAATACCAAGTATCAAACGGCCATCGCTGCGAATGCGGTAGCCAATACGGTTGTGGCTTTGGCAACCGTTGCGATCGCTGACTCGACATATGGCCGCACGCTGGTATACGTCCCATCCGGTGATCCTGGCAATTCGAACGTTGTGCAGGTGATTGGGCAAGACTACCTCGGTCAGCCAATGGTCGAGAATTTCACTGGTGCATCGGGCTCGACTGCAATCGTCTACGGCAAGAAGGCATTCTTCCGTATCATCTCGTCGAAGGTGATCACACCGTCGACAAATGCAGTCACGTATTCGATTGGTACGGGCTTCCGGCTTGGTCTGCCGTACAAGGGCGATCTGGCATATGCTCGCGAGGCTGGCATTCAGGTGCCATTCTATAAGCGGGATACGCTACTCACAACGACCGTTGCGGCTGCGGACGTGATCGCTGGCATGAGCATTCCGTTCCTTGCTCCTTTCCCTGGATTTGTTAAGAATGGTTTTGGTGCGGGAGCGGCGGGTGCTGCTCAGAGCAATGCGTTAACAGTCACGCTCGGCGGTGTGGCAATCACGGGGTTGTCGGCGGCAATTACCAATAACGGAGCCGGTACGGTCATTACTTCCAATCCAACGACGCCAGGTTACAACGCGAACAATCGGTTCATCGCGAACGCGACTATCATGGGCGTCTTAGGTGCGAACGGCAGCTCGACGAAGGCTGACATGGTCGGTGTCACGCTCACACCAACACAGTTTACGTTGCCGGACTTGACCGATCCGGCGACAGCACTCACAGGCGATCCCCGTGGCACATACGAGGCCCTTCAGGTATATGACGGCGTCTCGAAGATCGAGGCTGGGCTCGTTGGCGACAACAGTGTCAACGCATCTGGCAATGGAGGCTTCCTCGGTATTCAGCACTTCGGCGGTTGATCTGATACGCGTACCGGGCCGTGTGTTTGACTCACACGGCCCGAGGAAATGGAGTTGGAAGTGGAACAACCGATATCGCCATATATTCTAAACGATATCACTCAGATGCTAACGGCGGTCGGGGTGATCTTAACAGCAATAAATGCTATAGCCGCTCGGAGGAAGCTGAACAAGGTTGATAAGAAAATCGATGTTGCTGCGATCAAAACTGATGAGGCAAAAGCAGCTGCGATAGTTGCAAAAGATACCGCAGCTGCTACGAGTGTGACGGTCGCAGAAGCCCACGCTACCACTATCGAAAAGATCGAGGAAGTCAAGGTTATAGTCGAAAACGGGAAGAAATAACATGACTGCAACCATCCGAGATGTAGTTGATGACGCCCAGGCAATCGTCGGAGAAGTCTCGGGTGCAGGCGTGCAGATGTTCTCCGACGATCGCATGTTCAACGATGCCATTCGGGCGTTCAACATGTTATTCAAGAAATACAACTGGCGCAATTACTGCGACTGGTTACAGTTGACGCTCGATGGCGTGAATGGAGTTGCGACTACTGATGATTTGGAGTTCGTGCTAGACTTTGAGGACATCATTTCTGTTCGGAAGGATGGTTCAGATCATGACTTGAGCATCGCTCCGAGGGGCGTCAATCCATTTTCTCAGAACCTTCAGACAGGCACGTCGCCTCGTTATTGGGACAGTTTGAACGTGCGTGATCTAAACTATCGCAAGAAGCGCATCAAGATTATTCCCAAGACAGCGACAGGCAAGATCAACGTTCACGCCAAATTCTATCCTGTACTCGACGATGGTTGGGACTGGCAAGACACAATGTACATCGATCGTGATATGCTAGCGTATGGCACGGCTTGGGCGACGCTAGCAAGTGATGATCTGAATGCAGCAGCTGCCGACTTCTGCAAAAACATGACCGAGATGCGATACAAGGACATACAGTCGCAACTCGCTTCGCACACTATCGTATTTGGCTCTGGAACTGGTCGCCTTGGTGGCATCGGGCCGAACGATAGTATCAGTAGCACCTTCATCGTCGATGGGAGTCAAGTAGAATGAAACGCTCTTTATTTGCAGTAGTGATCTCACTAGCCTGTTTGACTCAAACGGCAGCGCAGACGGTATTCCCGTTGCCAAGCACCGGCTCGATCATGAAGTCGCGCGATACATTTCGTGCGTCTGATTACAATGCTCTGCTGGCCCTGAAGCAGGATTATCCCGTCCCGCTGTTCTCCGCATCGGTAAAGGGAATTGTCAACCCGTCTGGTGGTGGCACGTCGAACTTCCTTCGCGCTGACAACACGTGGGCAATACCGCAGGTTACGGCCTCATCTGGCGGTTTCACCAATACCGATGGTTCAATCGTGGCCAGTGGTGTCAGTTCTCAGTTCCAAATCAATACGCGTCCCACCGCTTCTCAGGCCGGAGCAATTTACAGCGGTGGTACAGGGGTTCAATTCTTCATCAATTCATTTGGAGGTGATGTTCTCACGCTCACTTCGGGTGGTAATGCTCAAATAGCGTCTGGTGCGCTGCTAGGCAGTGTGGGTCATGGTGGCTTCTCACAACTCTTTGGGGCGACTAGCGGTAGCCGATCTATGGCTGTCGATGCTACAGCAACGAAGTTCACATTTGGTGGAGGCGCGCTAACTGTTCCCGAAGGTGGCACAGGAGATACGGGTACGGCTTGGAGCGCATTTACTGCCTCGCCGGCCTGTGGTAATGGAACGTTGACAACGACCGCAGCGCGCTTCAAAACGGTTGGGAAAACTATCTACATCATGGGAGACTTCACTATTACTTCCGTAGGTACTACCTGTGTAGGCGCATTGGTTCTCACGTTCACGTTGCCTATCAACTCAAATGTTTCGTTCCTATTGCCGTTTCAGGAAGTAGCAAATACAAGCGTGGTTGGTGGTTGTAAGACGTTAGGTGCGGGGTCGGTAGCATCCTGTAACAAACAAGGAGGGGCAGCATATGCTTTGAATGATCGTATCGTGTTTTCTGGTGTTTATGAGAGTCAATGAGAGGAATGGAATTGATAGTTACTGTCGACGATCAAATTCAACAGGTTGTCTCATTTAACTGGTCACTATTCACATTCGACATAATCCTACTACGTGGAATGTGAAGAACCGTTTGAGTCAAACACGAGTCAAACAGATGCCCTTGCTCTTTCCTAAGTCGTTCCAGAAGGCGACCCCAAAGTCGACCATTCAGCCTCTTACGCTCAAGGGGTTTGGTGGTGGGCTGAATGCTGTCGACGATGACTTCAGTATGGAGCCTCGGTATGCCAAGACGCTGATCAACTTCCGACGTACACCATCAGGGGGTCAACAGGTACGCTTTGGTAGCAACTGGTTCGCTGATGTCAAGAATGCTGTTTCCGGCACGATCCTGGATAAGATATATTTCAACGGTCGCTTAATCGTCGTGATGAACTCTGGAGAGATCGCGACCGTTACTGATAGTGGCGTTGTTGCTGCTGGTTGGAATAGCTCGATTGCAAGTACGCTTCCAGGCTCGCCATCTGGCTGGGGCAGTGCGTACGTCGCTGTGAGCTTCGTGCCGTTCAGGGATACGCTTGTTATCCATAATGGTGTGGACAAACCTATCTCGATATCGAGCACGTTCGTCTTCACCTATCTTCAGGACTTGGCAACAGGAAGCAACGTCAATGTCCCGATTGGGAAATATGGTACGGTTGCGCAGAACTACCACTGTATCGCAGGAATACCGGCACTACCGACGACGATATTCATTTCGGCTGTGGGTGCTGCTGGCGTGTTCCCTGGCGATCCGGCTCCTAATGATAGTATTTCTATCGACGTTGGTGCTTATAGCCCTCAGGGTGCTGTCACCATACGTGGATTGGCTGGTTACCGGAACTTTCTGATTGTCTTCTTTCAGGGGCAGGCGCTCTTGGTAACTTTGGGGAACTACGATGCAAATGGCGTGCACAAACCGCAATTTCCTGATACTTTGCCTAAGTTCGGCCTTCTTGGTCAGCGTTGTTTGGCTCCTGTGGAGCATGATCTTATATTCACTGGTCTGGACGGCTATTCTGACGCTAAGCGTAATCTGTTCAGTGGGCTTGTTACTAGCGATCATGTCAGCGATCGTATTGAGCCCCTATATCGTAAAATCACTGGTAATCTCACTGATGCCCAGCAACAGAATAGCTGTTTCCTGGTCCACGACCCGCTCTGGCATGATACGATCCTATTTACACCATCAGGAACGCATTTCGTCCATACGGGCAGCGAGAATTTACATTACAGTGCGTGGTCGGTATATAATTTTCCGACAGCTTGGACGTGTGCGTGTACGTCTTTCCTCGGCCGTGTGTTCTATTCGTTCGGCACTCGCATCTTTCAGCACGGCAATGCTGTCTTTGATGGGGAAGACTACAACGCCGACCGATTAAACGACCGTGATGTATACTGGACGCCACTGACCGTATTCAATCCTGGTCAGCTTGTGCGCGACGACAGTATGAATTTGGCATACATGTCTAACTCCTTTTCCACGAACGGCATCAATTTTAGCTGGGCACCTACTAACTGTACGATAGTAACGAATGTACCGATAGGATCGCCTGATCCGCATAACAACTCGTGGTTGTGGCAGCGGTCATCAACAGCATTAGCCTTTTATGGTCAAGTTCCAATAGGGGGTACCAGTAACATACACACAGCAGGAACGCCGACAAAGTATACATATAGCATCTATGTGGCGCCTGGGCTAGGTGGTACTCCAGCTAGATACGCATCAGTATACATAAGCGATCAATCTCCGGACTTTCAGGGGACTGTGCAAGCTGTATTTGATATGACAACAGGTACTGTCACACAGCTTGTAGAGACCGGTAATGGGCCAAATCACTTTACCAATCTTTCAGCATCCATCGTGACTGCACCATTCGGCTTCTTTCGGATTTCGGTCACGTTCACGACAACAGCTAATTCTAGCGAATTGAGACCATTCTTTTCCGGTAATATGAATAATTCACTGTTGCTTGCTACTGACTCGGCTGCTGATACGACATTGATTGTGTACGGTATACAAGTTGAGCAGAGAGATCGTGTTGGTGCGTATGCGCCTACGACCACTAAGCAGATATTGGCATCGAACAATAAGACGTATACGCCGACTGTGATGCACGCCAGTGGTGGTCTGTCATTCTTTCTCGATACCGTCAACAATCCGACGCTTTGGACGCAATACAAGGGACTGCCGATTAGCTTCGAAATGGAGTTACCTTGGCTGAGCGGTAAAGACCCAATGAAGGTGAAGCAGTTACGCTTTGCTAGTGTTGGAACTTTGGGATCAGCTGAGTTCACGCTTGAAGTGTATGCAGATAGGTTATTCAATGGCTTCAATCCAGGGCTGTCGTTGCCTTTTATTGGTGGAGACGCTGCTGGCTTCGGGTTCGACGCAGGTCCATTTGGTGGAGGAAGACGTTCTGACGATCCTCGCCTATACGGCTTCCCGCTCAAATTCAAGCTGCTTAAGCTACGGTTTATCGGGGCGTCAACCAAGCCTCTACAGATCGTTAATACTTCGTTCCTCTTCTCCCGTGGCAAATACAAGCGCTAGTCGCTGTTTGACTCAAACAGAGGTTCGTGATGACGACGACATTCACTAAGAACCTGCGGTTACCGAAGCCTGACTTCAGCTCGGAGCCATGGTCGCAGCAGCTGCTTGACATGGCAGATGCGATCGATACAGCACTGTTCAATGTGCTGGCCGATACGAACCTCATTCCATGGGTCGGCTCGACTTTGTACTTTCCTGGTCAGATACGGCTGGATACTACTTCAGGCACAAGTTGGCTATGCACGACGCAACATACCAGCGCGGCTAGCAACTTTGG